TGTGGACAACCACCCCCTTTGAGTCCTTGTGGGTTTGGTCCTCTTTCTGGTGGAGGTCCAAATTCTTTTCCGCCACTTAGACTTCCTCCTCTTCGTTTTTTATTTAATAACATTTTAGTCTCCTAAATTTGGAAATTCTTTAAGTTTTTTGTTTACAGTTTTTGCAGCTTCTTTGTGAGCTGATGAACTACTCAAACCCGCTGCTCTATTCTCATTATATTCTTGTTTTAATAATTTATTAAATTTCTTTGTTGCACCTTTTACAATTGGCGTACCATATTTGAATGCGACTCCTAAAAAATATCTTGCAACCATTATTTTTGTAATTTCCTTTCAGCAATATCTAATCTTTTATCAGATTGCTCATCTTGTTGAGCTAATCTATCATATTCTAAGTTTAATTTATTAGCTTGTCTTTGATTTTCTTGGTCTTGTTTAAATCTGACTTCATTTTCTTTTCTTTGCATATCCATAGCTCTTAAATCTACCTCTTGTTGCTTGATTCTAACTAAAGGATCTTGTTTATTAGCTTGTGCTTGCATCTCACCAACCACTAAACTCTCAGTGATCTCTGCAACAGCAGTAGCTACAGCATTATCAAAAGCAAATTGGAATTGTTGAGGATCAGTTTGTTGTAATGATAATAAATTTTGGTCTTGTGCAAACTGTTCTTTAACTTCTTTTTGTGCTTTAAACGAAATATGGTCTGATACATGCGATTGTAAGTTTGCATACACCATTGGATTGATTTGAACCATTCTAGAGGCCATAAAACTTGTATGTGCTGCAATGTGAGCATCATGATCTTGAAATTCAAACGCAGTTAGTAGCTGCATTTGTAATGCTCTTGCGTTTTCTTTTGCGGGATCTAGCGGTTGAGGTGGTTTTGGTGCGGGTTTCATCAAAGTATCGATCTGTTTTGTGCCTAAAGCTTCATAAACACGTCTATACGCTTCATAAATGTTGTGTAATTGTGGATTTGACTGAGCAATTTGCAATTGTGTCTGTGCTAACGTCACTCTTTGAGCCATAGACATGATATTTGGGTCAGCAACAGGCAAAATATCGACTCTGTTATCAAAATCTAACTGTTTAATCATACGATTTGCACCATAAACATCGTAAGGGTACTCAGGTGGTAGATATTCTCCGCATAATCTTGCTAAAATTTTAAATTCTAACCTCATGGCGTAATAACAACGCTTGTGAACCCCTGTCATAACCCTAGATCCACGCTCCATTAAGGCTATTGTAGTGCCAACAGCTCTGTTTTGAGTGTCATTACCTGTGCTTAAATCAGTAATTTGTGCAAACTTAGTCCCTGCGTTAACAACAAAACCTAAAAGTTGAAATAAAGTTGGGCTTGGTTCTGTAAAAGGTAATTGAAAAAACTGATCTCTAATATTTCCACCAGGTGCATCCACATCTCTAAACTCTCCAGGCTGTATTGGTTGGTCATCATCTCTTACTCTTAACCCTCTAGACTTAAATCCTGCTGGTAAATTTTTTAAAGTTCCTGCATCTATGAGTTGTCTCAATGCAATTGTTGCTGCCCGTGATAAACCACCTATCATATGGATTAATCCAAAACCATAAAAACCTAAACCTGGTAAAAATTTGTAATGAACAAAGTATTCTATTCTTGAAAAATTAGCATCGTCAGGCCTATAGTTTCTGTAAATAGATAATATTTCACCTGAACCTTCATCTAATGTAACGATGTAAGGTATTTTAATTCCTTTTTTAATTTTTTTATCAAAGTTTTCATAATCATCCAAATTTAAATCCACGTGCATTTCTAAAATGTTATAGATATAATCTGAAAAAGTATCTTTCATACCATCTAATTTATTTATGGCATCTTGCACATCATCTTTTTTCTGTTGTGGTTTAGGTAATTCAATATCTCTATAAAAACCTGCTGCTATTTTTTTGTTAATTTCATTCTCTGTCATTTTAATGACATGAGTAATTCTTCCTGCATCTTTTAAATCTGATGCGTAGTAAGGTACTACTAAATCTTCTGCAGGTATAAACTTAGAACAGGGTCTTTGTAAAAATTCATCATAATATATTTTTTTAAATGTTGAACCAGATAACGGTAGATAAAATAACATCTGATCCATATCAGTTGTATAGTCCTCCATCTTCTCCATGAGCAGATAGTTCATGTATTCTTTGACTCTCTGTGATTGTTGTTCGGTGGCCGGTGTTCTTAAACCAACAATTGATGTTCTTACCGGACCATCGCTTGGTAATAATTCTTTGTATGCTGATGCTTGAAACTGTGTAACTGATTCTGCAAGTAAAGGATGAGTGACACCGGAAGCACCTTTAAAGGGCTTGGATTGTTCTGTGTAATTTGTGCCTAATAAATCTAAACCTTTGATGTAGGCATCTTCCCAATCTTTTCTAGAAGTTTTATCTTTTTTATATTCAGATAATAACTCAGATCCTAAACTTTTTAGGATTCTTTCATCCATGTCATCGGCTAAATTTGCAGAGAACTCTTCTTCAAGATTCTCGACCACCGGTTCTTGGCCCTCAACCATTACTTCAGGTGGTAAACCCTCTGGCTGTTCTTGTGGTGTATCAACCTTAACTTCTTCTTCGATTTGTTCTTGATTTTCTTTTTCTATAGCCATAATTTAAATTAACATAGAGGTTTGAATATATCCACTACAAGCCCTCCCTCTCGTTTGTACAGTTTTTGAGTATAAGCCATACCAGGTTTAACCTCAACAGCAAAAGCATCAAAATACAAATTAGGATTATCAGGTGTTATTGATCTTAGTCCTTTTTCTACTTGCTTTTCGTACGCTGCTTTATGATAAACACTTTTATACTCTTTCCCGCTTAACGGGTGTCCTCTCTTATAATTGAAGGTATCTGTGGCTATGTCTTTATAAGGTTTACTAGGATCTGATAGAGATAGTTTTATAGGTCCTGCTTTTGAATCTTGAAAGTTTGCAGTTTTTTTCATTAGATCTGCCATAACGGATTTACCCTTATTGTTAATACCTTTTCCACTTGCGTATCCGTAGAATCTTTCATTTCCTGCCTTATAGCCTTGTCTTAAATGTAATTTATTAAAAGGCATTACGGCTACATAACTGACGTTTTCTTTTGCTGCTTTGTTTAATAAATACTTCAGTGCGTAATCACCGTATGCATCTGAATCTAACAATGGATAATAATCTTGCCCTCGTTTTCTTGAACCAGCTAGTTTTGCGATTTGTTTATTTACAGTTTGTAATGCAGCTACATCAGCAGAAGTCATATTATCTGCATTTTGTAATAATTTATTTCTTTGTTCAACTAAAAGTCTTGTTTCAATTTCTTTTTGAAATGGGTTATATCTTTCATTAGGACCAAATGCTTGTTTAGCTGTTAAGGATTTAGCTATACTTTGGTTTGCATCTGATTGTATTTCATGAATGACAAAAGCTTTCTTACCATTAGGTGTGGATCTAACATCATATCTTACATGAAATAAATTATTTTTAAGATCGGAAAAGTGCCCCATGTTTTTCATTGGGCGTGTGTTTGTTGCAATGGGTTCGTCTAAAACAAAAACTGTTTCTTTATAATTTTGACCGCCTGGGAATGTATAGTTTCCTTCTTTACCATATTGTGTAGGTTTAATTCCTGATCTCGCACCAGTTGCTTTTGCATAAACTTCATCAACAGTGCCTCTCATCTTATTAATGAGTCTTCTTGCTTCTGTTGAAGTATAAACATCATCCACTGCTGTTATTCCTGTCAGTTCATCAGAGAAAGCTTTATAACTTTGTTTGACATCGTTTCTCATTCCTTGATCTATACCTCTACGCATACTAAGTAAATGTAGGTCTAAAGTATCAAATCTTTCTCTTAAGATAGGAAATTGATTCTTAAGAGTTCTGTTTAATGTTAAAGTATTTTCAAAAGCAGGTTTATATGCAAAATTTTTTACAGCATCATCTGAATAAGTTACAGCTTTCAATCTGTTAGCAGGATTACCTCTTAAAAAATTACCAACATCTTGTGCAGAAAGTTTTAAATTGTATTTTTTTGCTGCAGCCAATAATCCTCCGGCTAATTCACCAGCCTCATCAAACACAGCTACGTTAGAATCAAATAATTCTTCTTTGTTGACAGTAGCTGTTTTACCAGCGTATTTGCCTCTATCATATGTAAATTGTTTTGATGCTCTTTCAACTCTACTAGTGGGTTGTCCAAATATTTTAAAATTAACTTTACGTGAAGATGTTAAATGGTCTACCCATTCATCAGCAGAATATTTACCAGGTCCTTTTCTCATAGCCCAATCATAAGTAGATGAGCCAAATAAAGGCTGTACCTTTTCACCCATTTGTAAATCGCCAGTTTGTATTCTAGGATTTACAGGAACTAAATCTTTTTTTGCAATTTCTTTTGCAGTAAGTTTTTTTGTTTCAGGTGTATATGTAATTAACTTTCGTTGCTGACCGGTGGCCTGTGAAGGCTTAGCCTTTTTAGTGATTAGTTTACCTAAGCCCTGTAAGATTCCTTTGAGGGACATTCACCCTCCTATGTGTACATCTTTGTAGGTTTTTTTCTTCCTAACTTACAACCTTTTGCCATAACGGATTTACCTTTTTTATATCCAGGCATCATTCCGCCACCCATTGCCATCATAGGTCGTTGCATCATGCCACCACCCATAAATGAACCCATATATTTAGAAGATCCTTTTGGATCTTTTTTACCATACATAATTTCTTTCAATATTCCTTTTCCTTTATTTCCGAATTTTTCAGCTCTTTCTCTTAAGGAGGCTGCTTTTTTCTTACCCTCAACTGTAGCTAGCTTACCTTTGTTAGCCATCATAGGTCTTCTCATCATCATGCCACCACCCATTTTTTTCTTAGATTTAATTTTATCTTTTAATTTTTTTCCTACCTTTAAAAGTCCAACTCCAACCATTAAAGGTATACCTAATCTACCTCCTGCTAGAGTCATTCTC